GATGATGTTTTCATTTTTGTTGTTGATGACTGGGATTGGCAGGATAGCAAAACTGGGACATATACAGCAATAAAAGAGCTTGGCCTCATTGTGGAATACGAAATGGGCCACTCGGTTCCAGGGGGTGGGCATGGTTGGTGGAACGGGTCTGGGGTATTTGTTCTGAGGAAACCATAGTCATGCCATTTTAATTGTACATATATATCGACGTTTTTGAGAACCAATATACGCATTCTCAATGTAATTTAAACGTTATTATAGTGTATACAATGAACAACTCAAATTCTAACAATTCTGCAAAGGGACAAATGGTCTTATTTTTGTTCGAACTTCAGCTAGGCACCAAGATGTTTCACTGGCAGACAACAAGTTATGCAAATCACAAGGCAACGGACAAACTCCTCGGAAAGCTGGCAGACCTCGTGGACAGTTTCCTGGAGAAGTATTTTGGGCTCTTTGGCCGCCCCGTACTTCGTTCAGGTTCTAACATTCCAGTGGAGAACATGAACAAGGCAAAGTTCTTGAAGTTGATAAATGCGGCAGACGAATACTTCAGAGGCCCTATGGGAAAGCTCATTTCCAAAAACTCTGAATTGATGAACATCCGTGATGAGATGCTTGCCGAACTGGATCAGACAAAGTACCTTCTCACATTGAATTAAAGTACATGTGATTTGAAATCATGTAAACATTTCAGTTAAAAAATAATTTAAAAAAAAAAAAAAAAAAATAAAGGGATACCCGGGTATCGGGGTATCCCTACGTTCATTTCTTATTTTTAAAATCTATTACAGAGTAATGGCTGATTTCATCAAGGGAACTTTATACACATGCGAGTGTGGTTATAAGACAACAAGCCCTAATCAGGCATGTAAACACTCTAAAACAATCAAGTGTAAGGAACGCAATATGGAAAAGAGAGATGTAGAGTTTGTCTTGAAGGAAGACTATCTGGCATCTATTGGCAATGTGTCACCAACAAATATCACAGTTCCTGGCGACCATAACACCGTTGTTGGCACACAGAACATCACTATTAACTTGACGGTTCCCGACAAGTCTGTGGTGCTGTCCATTTACGACGCGGTCAAGAACCGGGAGTGTATTGACGAAATACGCGGTGCGGACCCCCAACAGATTCCGGCAATATTGTTCAAATATACTCGCGGCACGAAGGCCGAGCAGAAAGTCATTCAGTTTGACGCTGACAAGAACCTCGTGCGCCACAAGGACCCCATCACTGGCAAGGAAGTCGCCAAGGACCTCAAGAAATACAGAAACGAATACCTTGCCAAGAACGCTGACGTGTACGACGATGACTACCACATCCCATACATGCCTCGGGAAGTCCAGCGAAGCATGAAGGACTTGTCCGCTCCAATATACGAAACTGGCAAGAAAAAAGATGCCCCTATTCCTGCAGCAAAAATCATCAAGATGTGTGCGACCGGAGATCACAAGATGTATAAACTTCCCGAGGAGTCAAAGCAATTCTACACGGACGTTGCCGAGAACGTTGACAATGAAATAAAGTCAACCGTATAGCGAAGCGAGTACTTTAAATAAAGCCATTATTTGGTTTGACCAAAACGGAGCATGTAAATCACGCAAATTATGTAATAATCTCATGCATCATATGAGGCGACTGAGATTTTTATATGTATTGACAAATTTTTAATTTAAATATTTTTTTTCTATTAATGTTATTAAATGCTGCGGCAGGACATAAGCATTGCAAAACTCGAAACCATCATCAGCTATCCATTTGTTCGTCTGACACGTGATAACAATACCTTCGAAGACTTTGCCTTCAAGTGTGCAAAGGACTTTGGTGGTACTCCAGAAGATTGGATGCGCAAGAACCGCAAGTTACTTGGTATGTTTGGGTCTAAAAACAAGAAACTTGCTAAAAATACAAGATTCCAAGTCCCTTCCAAACTCGTAGCAGATGCGAGCGACAGGTTCTTCGAGACAGTTGGTCTTGCTAGGAAGGCGCACACCTTTGGGGAGTCTCCCACAACCGTCCTCAACATGTCAAATGAAACCACCCCCGACAGCTCACCGGAACAAAACCCTGGTAATATAAGTAGTACCACGCCCGATAGTTCACCAGAGGAAAATTTCCGTGTCATTATGATGTAAGTCATGCTCTCTGTACCTTTGAACAAGTTTCGTTCCACCAAGATTCAAATTTCGGTGTATAGTGCCAACACCTTCCATTTTTCTGCCTCTTTGCATCTTCAACATCTCCACATTTCCCACTTGTTCTAGAGCGACCTCCCCAATCTCCAACCCGTCCTCCGGATGTTCTGTTGACTTGTGTGAGTTCTTGCCCCGACCCCGCTGGACCATTACAACTATCATTATGCCCTGACTGGCTCCAGTCTCCAATGAACATGTCGATATTGGGATACCTCTGCCCCTTGTAAGTCTGGTAGCAATAATTATCATCACCACCATCGCCACAAAAATCGTCTACTCTTACGAGTCCATTGTGCTTTTGACCATTTGGCATGGTCCGTCCCTTCATGAAATCAACTAAGAGAATGTCTCCATATTTTACAGAACCATTTTTGATAAATCTTGATGGCAATGCCACTGACACAAATGGTACAAGTTCCTTTCCTTGTGATGATAAATTACTGTTTGGAGGTGTATTATCATTGGTAGAATAATAGGTCTGGACATAGTATCCGATGTTCTCGCCCAACTGATAATCTGATGAAGGAGCTGGCGCTGGACTTGGCGCGGGAGCGGGCTCTGGTGGAGGCGCGGGTCTCTTCTCGGGGTTGGGGCATCTGGGGGTGCGGCATTGTTTTGTCCCGCCGTCAACATCGCCCCAGTCCAACCCGGTGTCTATGAAACCATCAGGACACTTCCAACCAGAAGGAGTTGCCACGCGCTTAGTGTACTGGCAGGGTCCAAGGGGAGGCGCTGGTGCCGGTTTAGGCGCTGGGGGAGGTGGGTCAGCTGGTGTCGTTCCACAAGGTCCTATCTTACATTGGAAATCACTTGCCTGCCCCCTCCCAGTGTCTGTATAACCAAGGGGGCATTCGTACTTACCATTTTTAGAAACACGCCTTGTATACCCGCACGCATTTTGTTTGAGAGCAGCGCAGGGCCCCCTTGTACATTGTATTTCTCCATCGACATCTCCCCAATTTCTTCCAGTGTCTTTGAACCCATCTGGACATGCCCATTTTCCATCGATGTTTATGCGTGAAATTGTTTCGCATTTTGTCGGGTTCTTATATTCTTTTGCAGCTGTCAGTAGGTCATCCGAATCCTTTTGTGTCACGGTGTATAGCTCTGCAAGTTGTTTTATAGCAGCCTGTCCAGATGGTGCTGTCACAACCAGTTGAACTGCCGCATCCCATATAGTGCGTATATTAGGTTTGTTTGACACTGTGGGAGGTATTATACTTGGGTTATTTACCTGCTGAGCCATGGCAACTGCCTTTTTCTGCAAGGTTGTCCTGAACTCCTTCAAAGCTTCTTGTTGCTTCTTGAGGTCATCTGTCACAGTTTGTATACCTGATACAGTGGCATTTTTTATCTTGTTCTTTGTGTTCTGAAAGAAGGAAAGGTCCTTCTTGGATATTTCAAGAGCTTCATTTGCCTTATCAAGATTGTCCAGTGCATTTTGTTGATTGTTTGTGGCATTAGTGGCTATAACTGCTGCCGCAAGGGATTTTTGCAAGTCCTCCATCTCCTGTTTTGACTCTGCAAGTTCAGCGAATGCAAGGTCTTGCTCATTTCCCACACCTTCTATCGTATTCTGAACAGCAGATTCTATGTTGTCAACTGCGTTTATTTGTTTTTGTAGAGCTTCAGCCAATACAGCTTCACCCACTATGCTTTTTGCATATTGTTCACTGGCCCTCGATTTTTCCCTCTTTTTGAGGAAGAGTATAATCATTGTTACCGCCGTACCAACCGCGGCAAGAACCACGGAAATGATTGTTATTAGAATCCACGTTTTCATAGCTTCTTTAAAGTATGAGTATATTTTTATAAAAATATTATAAACTCTTACTAGAAAGAATGGACGACATTCCTATAAATGTAATACCACCCACCGACCTGGGAAATGGCAACCTCGGTGACATTTTTAACAATGATAACCTCGGTGATAATGGCGATAGTGGAGGCATATCGCGTTGGCTTTTTTGGACCATAATTACAATTGTTGTGGTTCTCGTCGTCGGCCTCACTGTGTTTCTGGTTAGGTATTTCAATAGGAGGTCTCGTGAATCTGGATCAATTGTGAAAGATGTTGCTGAGTCTATCTCCACCGGTACCGAGCAGAAAGTCGCCAACCAGTTGCTCGATGTTGCAATTCGCTCAGCTACAGAGTCTGCTCAAAATGAGGCAAACACCCAGACCGCGGCAAGTCTGTATGCTGCTGGCGAAGCATCGCAAGCCGATGTAAAAAAGGCTATAATCGCGTCTGAACTTTCAAAAACAGGTACATATCAGAAAAATCTTGAGGCAGCACAGGCGCTCGAGGAGCTCAGAAAGAAACAACTTGCCCAGGCAGATGCTGCAGTCCTCGCAGCAATTCAGGAGAAGTCAAAGTTATCAGCAGACTACCAAAACTTGACGAATGACATAATTTCCCAGAAGATGAAAGAGGCAGAGGCAGTTCTGCTTGAAGTTACTTCAAAACGCCAGGCAGCAGATCAGGAATTCAATGCCAGCGTAGCTCTCCGTATACAGGCAGAGAAGGCTGCTCAGCAGAAAGTCGACGAGGGGGCAACTCAAAAGCAAGGTATTATTGCTTCTGCAAATGCAAAGTTGCGCGATATAGTTGCCAAGGTGAATGCCTCTAAGAAAGCCACAGCAGAGTTTATTAAGAAAAAACAGGCTGATGCCAGAGCTCCAAAACAACCTAAACCCGCTCCAGCGCCTAAACCCGCTCCAGCGCCAGGACCATGTAAATATGCAAAGCGCGTGGCAACCCCCTCTGGTTGGAAGTGTCCTGATGGTTTCATAGACACTGGTTTGGATTGGGGTGATGTTGACGGTGGAACAAAACAATGCCGCACCCCCAGTTGCCCCCAGCCAGAGAAAAAACCTGCACCTCCTGCGCCCGCGCCAACACCTGCTCCTTCTGGAGGGAAGGGAACTGTTGTATTGCAAGGCGGGACAGTGAAGTTCCCAACCAACCAGGGGAATTATGCTGGCAATGGAGGACAACGTGTGAATGTAACAAAGCCAATTCCAAGAAATATGGAAAGGTCATGCTTGTTAGAGTGGGATGTGTTTTTCCCCAAGGGCTTTTTTGTTGGTTGTCAAGGAAAACTTGGAGGTCTGTTCTTGGCACCTCGTGGAGGAAGCGGACGTGCTTCTGGTTGCGCTGATAAAAAGGATAGAACAGGTGCCAGTTACCGCATCATGTTTGGAAAGACTCCGAGCGTGTATCAATACTTCTACTTCAATAACAGAACGTCACAGACAGGGGCAATGGCTAAGGAAGATCGTTGTGGCCTTGGAAACATGGTGGATGACTTCAAAAATATTAAAGAAGGCGATTGGAACAGTTTGAAGATTGGTCTAAAGTTGAATGACATCGGCCAGAGGAATGGACTTGCGTACATAAATGTCAACGGAAAAGAAGCCACGCAGGGTGGTATAATGTGGTCAGCAGATGCCAATTTTGTAATCACTGCAATGAGCTTTAATGCGTTTTATGGAGGTTGTACGGGCTCTCCCGCGGCAAACAGACTGCCAAACACGTATCTTGAACTCCGCAATATGAGGGTATCGGAATGGATCTGAAAACTTGTAGTTATATAAAGTGGAAAGCATACCAAATGTCATATAACTCGCGGGTGATGTTGTCAAGATCATACTCTATGGCATACGCGTAAAAATCTTTGGTAACATAAAATGTATAAGATTGATGCTTTGGAATGCGGGTCCATTGAGAAATAAAATTCCCCTTGTTGTTTGGAGCGTGTTTGGTGCGAAGGATATTGCTGGCATTTTTTGCATAAGGATATACTTTACCAAAGACACACACGGGTCTTGACATTCCATTATCCGTACCAAACATTATTGTCATCTTCTCTGGCGTCTTTGTGAACCTATTGCCAAATGCAGGAGCATCGGAACCACGCTTACCAAACCAAATACTGTTCTCACCGGACGTTTTTGCGATCTGCTCTGGCGTTTTTGTGAATGTATTGCCAAATGCCGGAGCATCGGAACCACGCTTACCAAACCAAATACTGTTCTCGCCTGAAAATTTGGCAATATGCTCTGGTGTCTTTGCCTTGCCCAAAAGCCCCGACGATATGTTGGCAGCATGCTCTGGCGTCTTCTTCCTACCTTTTAGCGCCAATGAAGTTTTTGCACGAGTCTCTTTTGAGACTGTCCAATTATTGCGACTTCCAGATTGCTTGTTATAGCCTTTATTCGGATCCATGAGATCAAACTGCGCTATAAGAAATGTCTCGATCGTATCCAAAAGATACCGAGGACATTTAACAACCACAAGATTCACAGTGCTCCACCCGTGTTCCTTGTGAACAAGAGCACGAGTATGATGAGGATTAGATCCTTTGCCGCTATCATATGTTTTCATACGTTTGGACAAACGAATTGTTTGACCAATATACAGTTTTCCATGAAGAAAAAATTGAATATAAATATGTCCTATTTTACAACGTTCCCAACGAAAAAATTCCCAGAACATTGTGACGTCATAAGGAAAGTATTCATTCTTGCGACGAGGAAACGTCACAAGCATTTGTATATAGATGGAGTGTTTTTAAATCACAGACATTTATATGATTACTTAAATGATGTTTTGTCGATATAAGATAAATGACAAAAAACAAAGCCATCAAAAATAACTTAACTGATATAATAATACTTGAACAAAATGGAAATAAAAGACAAAAGTTATATTAATTTTAAAAAGAATGTTGAACAATTTGTAATACGCTTGAATAAAGAATTGAGCAGTTATGCTCATGAGGATGGAGATTATGATAGTACAATTAATTCAGTGGCACGTGTCTGTTCACGAGATTTATCATTAGTTTTGGATGAAAAAGATCTTTTAGATAATCATGAAAATTATGAGCAACAAGACCCTTTGTACTATGGTAAAGTACCAAGATGTCATTATGTATTTCCACAAAATGATACCAATACAATGTTTGCATGTGTTACTAATGTTACAACTGGATTTGTAGATACATTTGGTGGGTATGTAGGATATATACCTAATAATTGGAGTAATGTACCTATATTCTTCTTAGAGAGTATAAGTGATAAAGATTATACACATACATATTATCAAGTATCACCCTTGGAAACTAACAATAGAAATATATGGTATGATAGAAAATAAATATATGATTATACAAATATCAGATGTCATATTTAAATATACTTGTATTATAAATGAAGAAGCGGTACATTGCATCTATAATCATTGTCACGATCCTTGCTCTCGCTGGTGTGGGGTTTCTTGTTTACAAGAATTGGTCTGATGTTCAATCTATATGGTTTTTCACAAAGACAAAGATAAAGAATATCAAGATACCTTCGGTGAAACCAAAGCCTGTGAAACCCGTGGATCCCATTGTAATTATAGAAGCATCAAAGCCTGATGCTGGTCTTGAAAAGGAACGCAATACCCTGGCTGCTAAGGCGGTGAGTATTTCCAATGACGCTGGTAAAATAAATCAGCAAGCAGTTAGTGTAGTGGCCACAGAAGCCACTTCTAAAGCTGCTCAGGCCGCCCCTGTCTCTGAAATTGTAGTGGAAAATACGAAACAGCGCGAAGTAAAGAATCAGTCAAGTGCTTCCAAGGCATATGTCAACCTCATCAAGAAAATAGAGACCGAGAAGGCAAAGTCCGCGGTGCTTCTCACAGCGATACGCACCGAAAAAGAAAGGCTAAAAAAGATAAATGACCTGGACCTGGAGACGGAAGAAACCACAGTGGATGCTATGGATATGGAGATGGAATTATTTTTAGAGAACAGGCTTAGGAACTGGCGTGCCAGGCGTCCTCTTTCCAAGAAAGGTGCTGAATACCTTGTTCGCAACTTGTGTATCTAATTCCCAGTAGATCCAAAACCACCTACACCGCGTTTGGTGTCTTCAAGATCATCAACAATCGCTACTTCTGGAGTAGAAATCTTCTCTAGAACGAGTTGTGCTACACGATCACCCTTCTTGATGATGTAATCACGTTCAGAAGTGTTGAACAGAATAACCTTCACCTCTCCCCGAAAATCTTCGTCGATCACTCCGGCAAGAACGTCGATACCATATTTGTAGGCCAACCCGCTGCGAGGAGCAATCCGGCCATAAGTTCCAGATGGAACTCGCATTGCCAGACCTGTAGCAACTGCCACACGACCAAGAGCAGGGACCACAATATCTACCACGCTGGACAGGTCGTAACCAGCAGCACCATCAGAACCGCGAGCAGGGACAATTGCCTCAGGCACGAGCTTCTTGA